GAGGACGAGGGCGCTGCCGGGGAGGAGTAGCCGATGTCGGTCTCTCCCGCGATGGCCGAGGACCTTGCCGCCGAGGTCGCGCGCCTGTACGAGGACGCCGAGGCCGCGCTCCTCGAACGCATCGCGAAAGCCCTGGAGGAGGACCTCGACTCGCCGCGGTGGGCTGAGCTGAAGCTGGCCGCGATCGGCAACCTCCGTACGGCCGTCGAGACCGTCACCGACGCGCTCCAGACCGACACCGACGGCGCCGTACGCCGGGCCCTGATCGAGGCGTACAACCGGGGCCGTCAGGCCGCCGTGGCGGAGCTGGGCGCGCTGGACATCGGCCGTGAGCTGGTGGCCCGCGAGACCGTTCCGAACGCTCCGGCCGTGGACCGGCTGGCCGCGAGCATGGCGCAGGACACCCGGCCGGTGTACGCGCGGATCACGCGCGCGGTCGTGGACGGGTACCGGCGCGTGGTGGCGCGGGCGTCCGGGAACGTGCTGCTCGGCACGATGACCCGCCGCGACGCTGCGCAGCGGGCCCTCGACCAGTTCGCCGCCCGCGGCATCACGGCCTTCACGGACAGCGCGGGCCGGAACTGGGAGATGGCCTCGTACGCCGAGATGGCCGTCCGTTCGGTCACCGCGCGGGCCGCTGTCGACGGGCACGTGGACGCGCTCGCCGAGATCGGCGTAGGGCTGGTCATCGTCTCGGATGCCCCGCTGGAGTGCCCGCTGTGCCGTCAGTGGGAGGGCGAGGTGCTCGCCCTGTCCGGGCCGTCCGGACCGCGCACGGTCCGCTCCGAGCACATGGACCCGCCGGACCAGCCCCGCCGCGGCCTGCTACGCCTCCGGGGCCCGGCGCCCACCGTCGCGGTGCACGTGGCGGGGACGCTGCTGGAGGCCCGCGCTGCCGGGCTGTTCCACCCGAACTGCTTCCCCGGCGACGTTCTGGTGTCAGCCCCGTCGGGAGTACGTGCCGCGAATGCCCGCTGGTATGAGGGTGAGCTCGTCGTCGTCCACACAGCCAGCGGCGATGAACTGTCCGTCACCCCAAATCACCCTGTACTGACGCCGGAAGGATGGGTCCCGGCGGGCGAGCTCAAGGTAGGCAGCCGCGTCCTCCGCCACCTTGGCGACGTTGAGCGGGTGGACGGCGTGCGTCCAGGCGATGAGCAGGTTCCAGCCCGCATCAGCGATGTCTTTGACGCGCTGCGGGAGACGAGCCCAGTGCCGACCATGCATGTGCCAGGCTCCGCCGAACAGTTCCACGGCGACGGGTTCCATGCCGATGTCGAGGTTGTACTTGCCGACGGCCTGCTGGCTGACGGTGACGACCCCGAGTCCGTTGAGGTAGGCGGCGATGGCCCGCTCCTCGTCGGTGGCGTGGGCCTGGGTGCGCTGCTTCCCAAGAGCGCGGCGCTCCAGGTCGTCGGTGCTCCTGGTCATGCCGCGTACGGCCGCATGTGCGCTCGCCACTTGGGCGGCGCGCTGCTCGGTGGGCATGGAGGCCCACTTCCGGGCCTCAGCCTCGCTGCGGCTGATGTTGGCCCCGCGCTTGATGATCCAGCGGCTGACGCTGGCCTGGCTGATGCCGAAGGCGGTCGACAACTGGCTCTGGCTCTCGCCGAGTCGGTAGCGCTCGACGAGGTTGTCGACCTCGGCAGGCGTGAGTTTGCGGGGCACGTCTACAACCTCCAGACGGGCGACGGCTGGTACATCGCCGAGGGTTTGGTGGTGCACAACTGTCGCCACAGTCTATCCGCCTACCTCCCCGGCGTGACGACCCGGCCGCCGCACCATGCGACGCCGGGCACGACGTACGAGGACACGCAGCGGCAGCGGGCAATCGAGCGGCACATCCGCCGCTGGAAGCGGGCCCAGGCCGCCGCCATGGACGAGGCGGCCCGCCGCCGCGCGGGCGTGTACGTGCGGAAGTGGCAGGCCGCCCAGCGCGAGCACGTGGCCGCGCACGAGCACCTGCGCCGCAAGTCTCAGCGCGAGCAGATCGGCGCCGCGCGCTGACCCAGAGTTTCCCGGCACCCGCCGCACGGCGACCGCCGGACAATCCCGCACGGGAGATCACAATGCAGGTCCCTTTCAAACACCCCCTCGCGACGCACTCAGCGCTGGACGTACTCGGCTACCGCCGCAACGGCTCGCCGATCTACGCCATCGCGGGTGGCAGCGGCGAGGGCGAAGGCGGCTCCGGATCCGGCGGATCGGAGGGGCAGGGCCAGTCCGGACAGGGCGGAGACGGCACGACCGGTCAAGGCTCTGGCCAGGACGGACAGCAGACCGGACAGGGATCCGGGCAGTCCGGATCGGGCTCCGGAGACGGAGGCGACGGCACGGACTGGAAGGCCGAAGCTCGCAAGTGGGAGGGCCGCGCCAAGGCCAACCACACCGAGCTGGAGACGCTCAGGGCCGCGAACATGAGCGACCAGGAGAAGGCCATCGCGGAGGCGGAGAAGAAGGGCCGCACGGCCGCCGCCACCGAGTACGGCCAGAAGCTCGCCGCCGCCGAGTTCCGCGCCGCCGTCGCCGCCGCAGGCATCGACCTCGGCGAGGCCGCCGAGTACATCGACGTCACCCGCTTCGTCGGCGACGACGGCGAGGTCAACGTCACCGCCATCAAGGCCGCCGTCACCAAGTTCTCCAAGCTCGCCCCCGCACGGGGCGCGGGCCGCTCCGGCGGAGACATGGGCGGCGCCGGCGGATCCGGCGACCAGACCGCATCCCTCGACAAGCAGATCGAGGACGCCACGAAGGCCCGGAACTTCTCCGAGGTCATTCGACTCAAGCGGCAGAGGGCCGCACAGACGACGTAAGGAGTAGGCCATGGCCGGTATCACCGGGATGGGCACCACCTTCAACCTCCCCAACTACGCGGGCGAGCTGTTCGCGCTCACCCCCGAGGACACCCCGCTGCTGTCGGCCATCGGCGGTCTCACGGGCGGCGGTATGACGACCGCCGTCGAGTTCGAGTGGCAGACCTACGACCTGCGCGACCCGGCGCAGCGCACCAAGGTGGAGGGCGACACCGCCCCGACCGCCGAGGGCCGCGCCCGGGCGAACGTGCGGAACGTCGCCCAGATCCACCAGGAGAAGGTCAGCGTCTCGTACACCAAGCAGGCCGCGATCGGTCAGCTCGCCACCCCTGGCTCGGCGCCGTTCCGCAGCACGGACGGCTCCAACCCGGTCTCCAACGAGCTGGACTGGCAGGTCGCGCAGAAGCTCAAGGAGATCGCGCTCGACGTCAACTGGTCGTTCATCAACGGCTCGTTCGCGAACCCGACGACGAACGCCACCGCCCGGAAGACCCGCGGCCTGCTGGAGGCGATCACGACCAACCGGATCGCCAAGGGCACCGCAGTGACCGGCGCGTCCACTGCCACGGACACCGTGACCGCGACCGGGCACGGCCTGTCCGACGGCAACAAGATCGTGTTCACGAACACGTCCACGGCGACCGGCATCACCGCGGGCCGCGTGTACTACGTCGACGCGATCGACGCGAACACCTTCAAGGTGGCCACCACCAACGGCGGCACGGCGATCACCCTCGGTACCGCCACCGGTCTGTCGTTCATGAAGCCGTGGGCGACCGCGCTGACCGGCGACCACGTCAACGACCTGCTCCAGCTCGCCTACGACAACGGCGGCATCAGCGAGCAGGAGACCGCGACGCTGCTGTGCAACAGCATCCAGAAGCGGGCCGTGACCAAGGCGTTCGCCTCCCAGTACGGCCAGTACCAGGAGACGAGCCGCAACGTCGGCGGCGTCAACATGACGACCATCGTCACGGACTTCGGCACGCTCAACGTGATGATGGACCGGCACATGCCGCAGGACACCCTCGCTGTGGTGTCCCTGGAGCAGCTGATGCCGGTCTTCCTCAACGTGCCCGGCAAGGGCGTGTTCTTCGAGGAGCCGCTCGCGAAGACGGGCGCCTCGGACGAGGTGCAGCTGTACGGCGAGATCGGCCTGAAGTACGGGGCCGAGCGCCAGCACGCCGTCATGACGGGCCTGGTGATCTGACCATGACGGTCTACCAGCGGGGCGCGGGCGATCACGTCGCCGAGCGGGTGCAGCCCGAACCGGGCAGCGCCGAGGAGCAGCGACTCGAAGACCTGGTGACCAAGGGCGAGGACGGCTGGCACCGCGTCGAGGACACCCCGGCGCCGTCCGCCCCTGCCGTCGAGCGGCCGGCCAAGTCGGCGAACAAGGCGGACTGGGTGGCCTACGCCCAGGCCGTCGACCCCGAGACCGGTGGGCTGGACGAGCTCACCAAGGACCAGCTCATCGAGCTGTACGGAGGTGAGAACTGATGCCGGTCTCCGCGTCCCTGTCGATGGCTGCCACCGTGCAGCAGACGAAGGCCCTGGACCTGACCACGGCCAGCGATCCACTGACGTTCCGGCGGGCCGTGCAGCTCAGCACGGGCACCGGGGCCGGGCAGGCGGACAAGGTCTTCCACGACCGCCGCACCCTCGCCGCGTCGGCGACCGAGGATCTCGACCTGGCGGGCGTCCTGTCCGACGCGTTCGGCGCCGCGCTGACCTTCGTCCGGATCAAGGGCCTGTTCATCAGCGCGTCGGCCGCGAACGCGAACAACGTCGTGGTCGGCGCGGCGTCGTCCAACGCTTGGGCCACGCTCCTCAACGCCACGGGCACCATCACCCTGCGGCCGGGCGCCAGCTTCGGCGCCATGGCGGGCCCGGCGGACGGCACCGGGTGGGCGGTCACGGCCGGCACGGGCGACCTGCTGAAGGTCGCCAACAGCGCGGGCGGGACGGGCGTCGACTACGACGTCATCATCGTCGGCGCGAGCGCGTAGGGGGGTGCCCGGTGGCCAGCAGGATCTACGCGACCAGCGCGGAGTACCAGACGTACACCGGGCAGACCCCGCCCACGGACATCGACAAGCTGCTGCGGGACGCCTCGCGGATGCTCACCGCCGAGGTGTTCCGGCTGTGCTGGTACGAGGTCGACGAGGACGGCTACCCCTCCAACACCACGGTTCGGGAAGCTTTCCGGGACGCCGTGTGCGCGCAGGTGTCGTGGTGGGGGGAGCTGGGGGACTCTTCGGGGGCGGCGGCGGTCGGCTGGGGCTCGGTCAGGCTGGGCTCGGCGCAGCTGTCCCGGTCGGTCACGGCGACATCGGGGTCTGCGGCTCCGGCCCGCGAGGTGGCCCCGGCAGCGTGGGACATCCTCAGGTCGGATGACCTCACCCCGGACCTCTTCCGGCTGGGGGCGGTGGCGTCGTGAAGCTCCCCGGGTTCCTCCTCCGCCACGAGGTGACCGTGGAGGCGAAGCAGGGCGAGGGCCCGTACGGGTCCACGTACGCCGCTCCGGTCACCGTGCAGTGCTTCCTGGAGCAGAAGACCCGCCTCGTCAGGAGCGCAGAGGGGGACGAGGTGGTGTCGTCCTCGACGGTGTACTGCCAGCTCGACGCGCTCGCCAAGCCTCCGCCCAAGAGCCGGGTGACGCTGCCGGACGGGGCGGTCACCACCGTCATCGCCGCCCACCGGAACGACGGCGGCGGACTGCCCACCCCCGACCACTTCGAGATCCACCTGGAGTAGGGATGCGACGGTGCCGCAGTACGCGCGGATGACTTGGCACGGGCGCCGCCTGTGGACCTCCCGAGGCCGCACACAGGCATCCCTCGGCCTCCAACGGGCCCTGGAGCACACCCTCGGCAAGGCCAAGCAGCTCGTGCCGCTGGAGGAAGGCACCCTGGAGCGCTCCGGGCGGGTCAACATGTTCGGCCAGCTCGAAGGCCAGATCACCTTCGACACCGTGTACGCCGTCAGGCAGCACGAAGAGGTGACCTGGAAGCACCTCCCCGGCCGCCAGGCCAAGTACCTTGAGCAGCCCATGAACACCGAACGGGACACCATGCTCCGGCTGATGGCCGTCCCCCTCCGCCGCTGGCTCCGCGGCTGACCCTCCCAACCACAGACCCCGCCCCGTGCGGGGGCTTTCGCATGCCGGAGGTGCCGTGGGCTACACAACCCAGCTCCTGGACGGGCTCGCCGCGCACATCGCGGACGCGGGCCTCGCCGTGTACCGGCCGGACGGCGTCTACGAGGACGACGAGACCGGGGTCATCTTCACGGTGGTGCCCGAGTCGCCGGACCGGGTCATCGTCCTGACCGCCTACCCGGTCGAGGACACCGAACTCTCCGACGCGATCACCGGGATCCAGGCCCGGTTGCGGTGCGGCCGGGATCCGCGGGAGGTCGATGACCTCGCCGACGGCCTGTTCGGGCTGCTGCATAACGCGGAGGGCCTCGTCCTGGGCGGGGTCCGCGTGTCTCTGATCTGGCGGCAGTCGCAGGCCCTGCTGGGCCAGGACGTCCACGGGCGGATCGAGCTGTCTGCCAACTACTACGCGCGCACGACGCGCCCTTCACCCCACCTGTACGAGTAGGAGGACTGCGTCATGTCGACGCCGACCGAGACCGCCCTTGCGCGCCGCTGGCGCCTCCAGATCGACATGTCTGCCGCGCAGGACGGCAGCGACTGGCAGAACT